TTCCACTAAAAATTAGAACGTTCTGACCTTGAGTCCCTGAAGAAATCCATTAAAGAAGGAAAACGAGGCCTAGACCTTATGGAGGAGCACACTAAGGCTTATGCAATGTACCCTCGGTTCGTTCACGCGTATACACGCGCTGTAGAAGAATCACGTGTTCAACGCGAAGAATTTATACCACGTGATGGATGGCAATCGGAATTACACGCAAAGTTGGAAACTGTACCTGACCCTCGTACTATCACTTGGTATTATGATAGGGTTGGTAATAAGGGAAAATCGTATTTTGCCAGGAATTATGAAAGAAACAATTACTACGTTACTGGAGGAAAAGCCGCTGACATATTTTATGGATACCAATACGAGCCAGTTGTTTTCTTTGATCTTGCAAGAATGAAACAGGATATTGTTCAATATGACGTAATGGAAGCTTTTAAAAATGGTCAATTTTATTCAACGAAATATGAAAGTAAATTGGTTAGGTTTAATGTACCACACGTGATAGTGTTTGCAAATTTTCATCCCGCGATGGAAATGTTAAGCGCGGATAGATGGAATATAATTGAAATTTAATAAAACGCGTAAATTTTCTTTTAAAAAAAAAATAAAAAAATGCCACCAATGAAGAGAAAAGCTGGAAGTAGTTATAATAAAGCAAAGAGACAAAGAGTCGAATTTAGAAAATCAGTTAAAAAACGATTTACAAGAGCAGCAAAGAAAGCTGTAATTGACGGAGCGTTAGGATACGCATCGGGAGGACCAGCCGGTGCTGCTGTAGGAGCGGTAGGAGGAGCGGTATCTGGGTTTACCCAAAAAGTCAAAGGAAAAAAGAAATCAAGGTTTACTACTTATTTAGAAGGTAAGTTCGGGAAAAAGTACAAGAAATCAGATTTTAAAACGGCTCAAAAGAAAATCCAAACCCCAGATGGTAAATTGACAAAGTTAGGAATGTGTGTTAAGGGATTACATATGAGTGAAGAGATTAGGCATACGTCGGAAACAGGAGGCGCTACCCCTGAGTCAAAAATTGAAAGTTTAAGGGTTGGCCATACAACAATGCCATCAAGACCTACACTTTATGCTGTGAGTAGGGCTTTGACCAAGTTATTGTTTAGTAGACATCAGATTAAGGACTTTACAGATAATATTTATGCTCCACCATATAATTATAATGCACTTGATACGGTAGCATTTACATATTATGCAGATTGGACTACAAACGTATTGTTTACAAAAAGTTATGTTTTGCCAGCAGTTTCTGGCTATTCCTTCGACCAAGTTGCACAACAGATGTATGGGTTTTTTAATGATGAATTAAGAACTAATGGACCAGTTGAGAGAACAAGATTACAAGAATTGTCTTATCAACCAGCTTCTACTACATCATCTTTTCACGAACCTGTAATTATAAATTTGCAGCGTGTTTCAATTGATATGTTACTAGAATCAAGAATGAAAGTTCAGAATAGAACCGTGACAGTACAAGCAGACAATGAACAGGATGATGTGAATAATGTACCATTAATTGGAAAATTATACCATTGTAAAGGAAATAATTTGTTTGATCGAAACAATAGGAAAATATTAACAAATCCTACAACATCTCCTACTGGTGCAGCGTCGGTAGATTTGTATTTATACGAAGGTATTACATCAAATCGTACAGTCAATATTGCTACATTAAATGGACAGTATACTACAGACGGGTCTGCGAATAGTACGATATCAAAGCCTTCGGAACCTCCTCATCCTTATCAATTTTTAAATTGTAAAAGTGCGACTAAGGTTGAGTTGGAACCTGGAGCCATAACTGAATCTAAAATTTCGCAGAAGTTTAAGTTACCTTTAAAAGTTTTAATTGATATACTTACCAGTGATTATGCTACTTTATCACCTAATATGACATTTAATCCTAAAAAAGGATTATGTCGTGTTATGCAATTGGAAAAAAATATTGGTAGCTTAGCTTCTGATGTTGTTGTGAGAACAGAAGTACAATGGGATTGCTGGTGTGCAGCTACGAGAAAGAAAGATACAATGTATACAAATGATATTGCTATACAAGTTGATATAAATACTTGATAATAAATTATTCTGTCTACTCGCTATCCACCCAGTTTCCTTATCCCGGCCCCGCCAGGATGCGCTAAATGCATCATGACCGACGGGAGTCTAGCTCGGCTGTTTACAGCGCGAGTCTGACGGTCCTACGGAGGGAATTTGCATTTAGGCTTCTTATTATAAAAAATTTTTTTTAAAATTTTCTATTTGGTCCAAAGTGAGTTGGTCCAAGGTTAGCCAAGGTGGAGGTACAGTATTACCCCCACCTTGGCACATGGCACAAGACATGTGACGGTCTGGACTTTAGTCTAGACCCAAAAAGGATCAATGACGTCATTTTGACGTCATGGTCACGCGTGTCGGTGTTTCAAAAATCAACCAATCAAAATGCAGGAAATTTGATTTTGATACATGACGTCACGCGTTTCAAAAGTATAAATAGGCAGACATTTTAATGTAAAGTAAAATGTCTGCCGCTAAGAATTGGTGTTTTACCCTAAATAATTATACCAATGCTGATGAATTGAAGTTGGATACAATGTTTGAACATGGACACTTTAATTATCTATGCTGGGGCAGAGAAATAGGCGAGTCTGGAACCCCACACCTTCAGGGATATGTGCAGCTGAAAAAAAAGTTAAGATTAAGTCAAGTAAGACAATTGCTTGGGGCTAGGGGTCACTATGAAATTTCAAGAGGACATCCCCATATGGCTTCTGAATACTGTAGGATTCGGGTTGAAGAATTTAACCGACAGGTAAGAAAGATGGAGATTTTACGGAAAAGGGTAAACTTGTTACCCGAGGAGGTACGAATTACAATTTTAATAGGATAATAAATACCCTATTCCACTAAAAATTAGAACGTTCTGACCTTGAGTCCCTGAAGAAATCCATTAAAGAAGGAAAACGAGGCCTAGACCTTATGGAGGAGCACACTAAGGCTTATGCAATGTACCCTCGGTTCGTT